ACGCGCATTTCACCGTACAGAACGGGCAGAACATTGCCCTGGGCAACCATGTTATCCAGTGAGGAGAAATAGGTGTTTTGTTTGCCGTTATCCGTTGTCTGTGTACGGGGAGTTCTGGCTTTCGGTGCCAGCATCTGGGCCACACCACCGAGCACCATACTGGCACCGAGAGAAAACAGGATGCCGGTCATACCACCGGCCCCAATGGCTTCCCCCCACGCTGCAAGGGTGGCTCCGGCAGTAAAGAATGATCCGGCAATGGCGGCTGCTCCCAGGACAATCTGGAATACGCCACCTGACTTGGCCCCGGCGACTCTGGGAACAATATGAATCACAGCGCCATCAGGCAGAGTCTCATGTAACTGCGCCGTTAACCCGGACGTGCTGACGTCCCGCCCGGCAATCCGTACCTGATACCAGCCGTCGCTCAGTTTCTGACGAAACGCCGGGAGCTGTGTGGCCAGTGCGCGGATGGCTTCAGCCCCCGTTTTCACACGAAGGTCGATGCGGCGGCCAAATCGTTGCAAATCCCCGTAAAGGCAGATGCGCGCCATGCCCGGTGACGCCAGAGGGAGTGTGTGCGTCGCTGCCATTTGTCGGTATACCTCTCTCGTTTGCTCAGTTGTTCAGGAATATGGTGCAGCAGCTCGCCATCACCACAGTAAATGGCGGCATGATTCGGCACCGATGAACCAAAACAGCACAGCAGCACATCGCCCGGTTGTGCTGATGACAACGGCACCTGATACAGCCCTGTGGCCTCCAGATTATCCAGATAGAGATTCTGACCGTGACGCCACCAGTCATCCTCGCGATGAAAATCCGGCATCTCAATCCCCGCCAGATGATAAGCATCCCGGAACAGCGTGTAACAGTCCGTCACCCCGTGCTCAAAGCGCCGTCCGGTGAGATGCGGCACACAGCGGAACTTATGAATCGCCCCCCGGCAGACCAGCCACCACGGCAAATCACTCTGCACCTGCAGCCGCCGGTCAGTCTCACTCAGCCAGGGCAGACCACCGGGGTGGCTGTGGACCAGCGCCACAATCTCACCCTGCATTTCTGCCTGCAGCCAGTCCTCCGGCGACATACGGAAATACGCCTCCGGCTCACCGGAGATATTCACGCAGGGGAAATATCTTTCCCCCTCCGGCGTGCTTACCACGAAGCCGCACGACTCCGCTGGCGCACATCGCCGGGCGTGCGCCAGAATCGCTGATTCTGTCTGTGTCATGGGATTTACTGCGAAAGTTTGTTAATGGAAAGGAAGCCGCCAAAGTTGCCGACGTTATTGCGAAACTTACAGCCACTCAGGCATTTGCTGCATTTATCCTTCGTGATATCGGACGTTGTCTGGTCATATTCATCCGCGACCGCCGGACCGTGATAACCGCACTCATCGCCGCGATAGGTCCAGGTGCAGGTGTTGGCCAGCATGATACGTCCCGGAAAAACAGCGCCATCTGTTTCCGTCGGCGTGGACAGTACAAAGGAGGCACTCACCGCGCTCAGTTCGCTGCACTGCTCGATGCGCCAGCGGCTGATCACCTCCTGCTCCGGATCGGCGTCACTGTTTCCGTTAACGAAGTTCACCGCATCCAGAAAACGGGCGTAAACCTTACGCCGGACCACCGTTCCGCCGACCAGACTCTGCAGATCTTCCGCCATCCCGGTGACCATACCGTACAGGTTAGAAACCATCAGCGTGGGGCGCGTACTGGTGCCTTTGCCATTCAGTTCAAAACCACTCCCCTGAATGGGATACGGCTGATACTGTCGCCCCTGCCAGGTGACCGGCTCACCTTTTTCGTTCAGCTCATTACAGAAAAAATAACGTTCTCCACCGACCTCTGTCAGGTCGATTTCCCAGAGCACCACGCTGGCCGACTGCTCCGCACGGGTGCATTCATTCAGTGTTTCCTGCCGGATATCCTGCATCAGTTCACCACCTGTTCAAACTCTGCGCTGAACTCAACACGCAGCATACTGACCCGCGACGACCATTTTGCGCAGGTCACCTTTATCTGCCGCCACTCATAAGGCGGCGTCCACAGAAAGGCTTTCCAGCCCCCGTGCTCTTCCAGAAACGACTCCAGTACCGTGGCCTCCTCACGGGGGACAGAAAGCGTCACGCTGTACGTTTTCAGGTTGGCATTCAGCCCGGCAGGCGCTCGCTGGGAATAGCCATCACCAAAGCGCACCTTTCTTACAGAAGGGGCCGAAGCCACATCCATACCGGGTTTCACTTTCCAGCGGAAGGTTTTCATCGTCCACCTCCGGAGAACAGGCCACCATCACGCATCTGTGTCTGAATTTCATCACGGGCACCCTTGCGGGCCATGTCATACACTGCCTTCATCATCTGTGGACCTGGCAGACCATTCGTACCGTCGTTCTGAATCACCACGTGATTGTTCTGATTAAAATTAATGCCTTCAGCCCGCCGCATCTGCGCCGGACTTCCGGCACCGCCCACATAACCACCTTCCGCATAGCCCCGCATCAGGCGGTACAGGTTGCCGACACCAATCCGGCTGGTTGCCTCCTTCGTGAAGACAAATTCACCACGGTGAACAATCCCCGCTGGCTCATATTTGCCGCCGGTTCCCGTAAATCCCCCGGTCGCAAAATGGAATTTCGCCGCAGCGGCCTGAATGGCTGTACCGCCTGACGCGGATGCTCCACCACTGGCAGCACCGCCAATGGCGCTGCCGATACTCCCGACAATCCCCACCATTGCCTGCTTAAGCAGAATTTCTGTCATCATGGACAGCACGGAACGGGTGAAGCTGCGCCAGTTCTGCTCACTGCCGGTCAGCATCGCCGCCATATTCTGTGCAATACCATCAAAGGTCTGCGTGGCTGCACTTTTAACCTGCGACATACTGTCCGTGGCGCTCTCTTCCCACTCACTCCAGCCGGACTTCAGGCCTGCCATCCAGCTCCCGCGAAGCTGGTCTTCAGCCGCCCAGGTCTTTTTCTGCTCTGACATGACGTTATTCAGCGCCAGCGGATTATCGCCATACTGTTCCTTCAGGCGCTGTTCCGTGGCTTCCCGTTCTGCCTGCCGGTCAGTCAGCCCCCGGCTTTTCGCATCAATGGCGGCCCGTTTTGCCCGTTGCTGCTGTGCGAATTTATCCGCCTGCTGCGCCAGCGCGTTCAGGCGCTCCTGATACGTAACCTTGTCGCCAAGTGCAGCCAGCTGGCGTTTGTACTCCAGCGTCTCATCTTTATGCGCCAGCAGGGATTTCTCCTGTGCAGACAGCTGGCGACGTTGCGCCGCCTCCTCCAGTACCGCGAACTGACTCTCCGCCTTCCACAAATCCCGGCGCTGCTGGCTGATTTTCTCATTCGCTCCGGCATGCTTCTCCAGCGTCCGGAGTTCTGCCTGAAGCGTCAGCAGGGCAGCATGAGCACTGTCTTCCTGACGATCGCCCGCAGACACCTTCACGCCGGACTGTTTCGGCTTTTTCAGCGTCGCTTCATAATCCTTTTTCGCCGCCGCCATCAGCGTGTTGTAATCCGCCTGCAGGATTTTCCCGTCTTTCAGTGCCTTGTTCAGTTCTTCCTGACGGGCGGTATATTTCTCCAGCGGCGTCTGCAGCCGTTCGTAAGCCTTCTGCGCCTCTTCGGTATATTTCAGCCGTGACGCTTCGGTATCGCTCTGCTGCTGCGCATTTTTGTCCTGTTGAGTCTGCTGCTCAGCCTTCTTTCGGGCGGCTTCAAGCGCAAGACGGGCCTTTTCACGATCATCCCAGTAACGCGCCCGCGCTTCATCGTTAACAAAATAATCATCCTTGCGCAGATTCCAGATGTCGTCTGCTTTCTTAAACGCAGCCTCTGCCTTAATCAGCATCTCCTGCGCGGTATCAGGACGACCAATATCCAGCACCGCATCCCACATGGATTTGAATGCCCGCGCTGTCCTGTCTGCCCAGGTCTCCAGCGTGCCCATGTTCTCTTTCAGGCGGCGGGTCTGGTCATCAAACCCTTTCGTTGCGGCTTCGTTCGCCGCCTGCAATGCCCCGGCTTCATCGCCGGAACGCTGCAACTGAGCAACATACGCAATCTGCTCCGCCGTCACGTTATGGAACTGGCGCGCCATCGCTGTCAGCCCTGACGTCGGGTCTGTGGTCAGCTTCCCGAAGGCTTCAGCGACCTTGTCCACCTCCACGCCGGATGCAGAGGAGAAACGCGCCACACTCTGGCTGATGGACGCAATCTGAGCCTCACCGCTTACCCCCGCCTTAACCAGTGCGCTGAGTGACTCGCTGGTCTGGTTAAACGTCAGCCCTGCCGCCTGCCCGGCTCTGGACAGGACCAGCATACGATCTGCCGTCAGACCCGACTGATGACCGGAAAGGACCAGCGTTTTGTTGAAATCGGACAGGGTTGAGTTGCCCTGATACCAGGCATACGCCAGCGCACCGGTCGCTACCGCCAGCGAGGTGGCCCCCACCATCGGCAGGGTGAACGCACCGGCAAGCCCCCTGAACATGGGGATCATCCCGCCGAAGGAGTCCTTAACCTGACCACCCTGTTGCAGCAGGATCAGCCACGGACTTTGCCCGCCTGCAAGCTGCGTGGCCACGTCGGTGAACTGTGCAGGCAGCATACGCATGGCGGCTTTATACTGCCCGACGGAAATCCCCGCTTTCTGTGCAGCCAGCGCCTGTCGGCTCAGCGACTGTTCAACGACTGCCGCTGTTTTTTTCGCATCACTTTCCGTACCGGAAAAATGACGCCTGACTCTGGCCATCTGCTCGTCAAATCTGGCCGCATCCAGACTCAAATCAACGACCAGATCGCCTACCGGTTCAGCCATACCGGACTCCTCCTGCGATCCCTTCTGATACTGTCATCAGCATTACGTCATCCTCCGTCATGTCCGCCACATCCGGGGAAGCGGGGATAACTTCATTCCCGTCCGGGCCAAAGCGGACACCTCCGGCAAGCCCTGCCGCTTTCTGCATCAGCACATCATCTTCAGGCTCTTCGTCAGCCTCGCGCCGGTTCAGCAGACTGAAATCCAGCGGATGCATATCCGGATCGCTGAAAAACAGGCTGAGCACGGTGTACGTCAGCCCGGAAAAGTGCATATCCAGCAGAACATCATGAAAATAATGGGTACTGTAAAAGCGGTGCCAGTCGGCATACTCCGTGGATGACATCCCGGCAAGCATGGCACGCCAGTCGGGTCGCCCCATCTCACGCGCCAGTTTCAGGGCAAAACTCAGCTCACCGTCGAACACTTTCCCGCAGAAACAGGCTCTGCAGGCCCGGCGTCCTCTGTCTGTTCAGGGGCATTATTCACAACAAACTCATACATACCAGACAGCCGGTACACCACGTTTTCAGCATGAGAAATTGCCTCCGTGGGCCAGGTGGTAAGCACTTCCTGCTCAATCTGTTTAACGGCTTCATTCATAGACGGCATCTGCGTCTTCTGCGGATGGTTATGCCACAGGGACATCGCCACCAGAAACGCGCCGGTTCTGATGGCGTCTTCCACAGTAAACTTCCGGTTGCTGTCTGACTCCGCCTGTTCTGCCTGCCGTTTCATCAGGGCGAGATGCTCAATACGCTGCAGGGCTGACAGTTCAGAAAGCGTGACGGTCACACCGTTATGTTCAAATGATTCGGTTTTCAGGAACATCGCTGACTCTCCGGATTAACTGGCGGTGACGTTGATTTCTGCAACCGCAGCAAGTTCACCATTACCGGATACGACCGGAATGTTGACCTTGCCTGCAGCAACACCTTTCACGGTGATGGTCATACCACTGACCGACACGGTGGCTTTTGTTTTATCCGCTGACACCGCACGGAAGCTCTTGTCGGTTGCGCCTTCCGGCTGGAATGCCACGGTCAGCGTGGTGCTCTTCCCTTTCACTACGGAAGCGCTGGCTGGCGTCACGGTCATACCGGTTGCCGCTGTTACCGTGCTGCGATCTTCTGCCATCGACGGACGTCCCACATTGGTGACTTTCACCGTGCGGGTGATCACTTCCTTCGCCGTCACCGCCTTACCGATACTGCTGACCCAGCCGCGGAACACATCGACCGTGCCGTTCGGGAAGCGGATTTTATAGGCACGGGTATCACCTTCATTAAACCACGCCAGCAGCGCCTGCTGCCCCTGCTCTCCGGGCATCCACGCCAGCGTGAAGCTGGTATCTCCGGCAGATTTCTGCCCCTGTCCGGTCGCGGTCCAGTCCGCATCTTCATCATCGAGATAACTGTCGTCATAGGACTCAGCGGTCAGTTCGCCGGGCGTCAGGTCTTTAACCTTTGCCAGACGCGACCAGTCATTGTCTGAAAGCGGGTTTGCATAAGGGTCGCCGCTCCCGTTATAAACCCTCAGTGTGGTCCCGGCCCCTTTCACCGGTGCCAGAGGATTTGGTGTTGGCATATCGTCCTCACATTTCATAGGTAATGACATAAGTCAGATCGGCTGAACTCCACAGGCCCGCATCATCGTCGCGCCGGTAGTCATAGCCACTGGCCACCATACTGGTGATCAAATCTGACAGTGCCGGGATATCGCTCATCACCGGATAAATCCGGGACTCCATCCACGAATCCAGCTCTGAATCCGGCACCTGAGCAGGCAGGAAAACTTCAATATGCAGCTCCGCCTGCCAGGTATCGCTGTCCAGCTCTTCGCCCGTGTATTCAGCGCCGGTGAGATAAACGGCAATTGCCGGAAAATCTTCCTCATCAAAAACAGCGGGGCGACCATCAAAAAGCGTCGCCCCGGTGTCATGCTTCTCCAGTGCATCCAGTACGGCTGCACGGAGTTCAGTATGTTTCATCGCTTTATTACCATTCTCAGTTGATGCTGCAGCGCATAGCCCAGCTCTTTCGGAAGACGCTCACGCCGTATCCGCTCAATATTCTGTTTAAACGCCGTGGTCAGCGGCACCGCCATCGGGATTTTCACCACATCAATGGGGTAACGGTTTTTCCCGGCCACACGCTGCATGACATGCCACCGGCCATTTTTCAGTTGCTGAATAAACGCGCCGGGAATACGACGGTTTCCCACCACAAGCACGCTGCCGCCACCTTTCAGGGATGAACGCTGCCCCTTTTTACGACGCCTGCGGCGGGACAGGACAACCCGCGCATTACCCAGCCTGATTACGGGCAAATCCCCCCGGTTAACCCTGATTCTGGCCTGCGGATTTTTGACCGTGGCCCTTTTCAGCCTGGCCCTTTCCTTTACCAGTTTCCGGCGTACCTTTGTCTCACGGGCAACCTGTGACGCAGACTGCGATATCGCGGATGACGCAACGCGGTTAATGGCCATTGCGGCGGCACCAGGCACCGCCGTTTTGCTGATACGGCTGAGGTTTTCAACGGCCTGCTCAAGACCTTTTATGGCCATACATCCCCCTTTCAGCGGCGACGGTTAACGGCAGGCGGCACGCCACGCCCAAGCCAGAGATGACAGCTTCCGCCATCATCCGGCGAAACCCGGTCTATCCAGAAGTTTTCCTCACCGATGGTCAGCGTGTCTCCACGCCGCAGCTGCCGCACCTCATCAGTCCGGACAAACAGGGACGGGCTGGAGCCTTCAACGCGCACGCCCTGTCCGGCATAGCTGATATTTTCAGGGTCATCAAAAACACCACGTATCACAGCACCGGACTGCTCACCGGATGTCATGGTGGCTGACGTTCCCATGTACCCGCGTATCGTTTCATCAGCGCGGGCAATGGCAGCATCGAACAGGTTATCGAAATCAGCCACAGCGCCTCCCGTTATTGCATTCTGGCCAGGCCACGTTCTGTCATTTCGGCTGCCACACCGGCAGAGACACGAAACGCCGTTCCCGGCAGCACAAATGCCACAGGTTTATCCCGCGTGGCGTGAAGTGCATCAGTATGCAGCGTCACCAGTGCCACGACCGTGACCAGTTCAGCCGTATCCTGAATCACGGTATCCGGCTGCGCTGATATCACCTCATTTTCATGCCCGGTCAGCACATTTTCCCGGCTGAGAGGGGTGTCCTGACCGGCAGTTTCATCCGTGTCATCAAGCTCTTCTTCCAGCTCTGCCACACGAAGCGCCAGTTCTTCTTTCGTTCCCGTCAAACTGATATCGCGGTTCAGTTGCTCACCCAGCTCCTGAAGACGGGCAATCAGTTCATCTTTCGTCATGAACTCCTCCACAGAGAGAAAATGGCCCCGAAGGGCCATGATTACGCCAGTTGAACGGACACGAACTCATCAGGATCAGCCAGCAGCATCAGCGGTGCTGACTGAATCATGGTGAACTCACGCGCCGGATCGCCGGTGGTCACCCAGTTTTTCGGGTAACGGGCAGAGGCGTTAATGCCTTCGCGCTGTGCGTCCGCATCCTGAATGCAGCCATAGGTGCGCAGACCGCGAGCCTGAGTGTTCCCCAGCACCATCGTGTTGTCCGGCAGGAAGTTCTTTTTGACGCCGTTTTCCACGTACTGTCCGGAATACACGACGATGGCCACATCGCCATACATTCCCTTATAGGACACCGCTTTGCCCAGGTCTTTTACCGCTGTCTCCAGCTCGGAATGAGAGCCGCGACGGGTATCCAGCTTCTCCTTGACGGCTTTGAAGGAACGGAACAGCGCCCAGCCTTTCGGGTCAAACACGATGATATTCACCACACCGCTGGCGTTCAGCGCGTAGGCTTCGATATCGTCGGTCGGGTCATACGTGGACTTGTCACGCTTGCTCCACTCCGTGCCGCCGGACTGCGTGATGTTATTCGCCGCACTGCGGCCCATATCCACCTCAACCGGATCGAAGGCTTCACCGGTCATGGTGTATTTGCCCTTAAGCACGGCAGAAACTGCCTGCATCTCTTCGACCTGGGCAATCGCCAGATTTTCATCCAGCATATTCTGCCGAATAATACGGCGACGACGGTAAGCCGGGTCCGCCAGATTCTGCGGATCTTCATCCGGCAGGCGACGCAGGGTCATCTGCGGATTCACCTCATGCTTGGGTTTGACATATCCCGGCGTAAATTCAGAGGTGGAGCCGCCACGGGAACGGATAACCTCACCGGAAACAATCGGCGAAACGTACAGCGCCATGTTTACCAGTCCCGGAATTTGTGAGAGATAGACTTTCTCCGTGGTGAAAGGATAGGTTTCACGGAAAAACAGGCGCAGAAACAGCGGATCGAACTTAAAGTGATGCTGGGTCGATGCCAGTAATTCTGCAGTTGTATATACAGACATAAATTATTTCCATAAAAAAAGCCGCACAGGCGGCCTTTGTTGATGAAGGGGAAGATTAAACGATGCTGATTGCCGTTCCGGCAAACGCGGTCCGTTTTTTAGTCTCGTCGCTGGCAGCCTCCGGCCAGAGCACATCCTCATAACGGAACGAGCCGGACTTGTAGAACGTCAGTGTGGTGCTGGTCTGGTCAGCAGCAACCGCCAGAATGCCAACGGCTGCACCGTCGGTGGTGCCATCCCACACAACCAGCTTACGGGTAGTGCCATCCAGCATCAGCGGGGTCATTGCAGGCGTTTTCGCACTCAATCCGCCAGGCGCAATTGCTGTATGAGCCGGATCACTGTTACCCAGCGGCTGGTAATGGTTAAACTCTTCTTTTGTCGCCATAACTGCCTCTTATACCGGTAAAGCTTCAGGTGTATTAAGTAATTCTTTATTGGTATCAGATGCCAGGTTACCTGCAGCCAGCGGTGCCGGTGTACCCTGCATCAGACGATCCAGCGCAGTGTCACTGCGCGCCTGTGCACTCTGTGGTGCTGCAGCCAGAATGCGGCGGGCCGTTTCCACGGTCATTCCGGGGGTTTCTGCCAGAACGCGCGCCTGTTCTTCGCGTCCGTGAGCCTCCTCACAGTTGAGGATCCCCATAATGCGGCTGTTTTCTGCCGCAACCGCAGCGGTGATCTGCGCGTTCACGTCCGGCTGCGCCGCGCTGGCGTTTTCGCCCTCCGTCGCTGGCACCACGTCAGTAACGTCAGCCTGCGAAGCAGTGGCTGAAACAGTTGTTGATTGAGTCTCTTTGGTCATTCGCCCTCCTGAGAGACGGGATTTACGTGCATCCAGTGCATCACGCATAACGGTGATCGCATCGGTGCTGTTGACAAGTTCATCAGCCAGTCCGGCATCAATGGCCTCCTGACCGCTGTACACTGCAGCCTCGGTATCCAGCACAGCCTGCACGGACAGGCCGGTATATGCCGACACCTTCTGCGCAAACATCCGGCGGGTTGCATCCATCCGGGACTGCAGTGTCTCCCGGACGTCATCCGGAAGATGGCTGTAGGGGTTGCCATCCACCTTATGGCTGCCGCTGTAAATCAGCGTGATTTCCACGCCCTGTTTCTCCAGCGCAGCACCGTAATTACTGTGAGCCATCATGACGCCGATGGAGCCTGTCCGGGCGGTCTGCGTGACCAGACGCCGGGAGGCGGCGCTGGCAAGCAGCTGACCTGCACTGCAGTTCATGTCGTTGGCCAGCGCCCATACCGGTTTTATGTCTCGCACACGGGCGATGATGTCAGCACAGTCAAATGCTCCCGCCACCATCCCGCCCGGTGTGTCCATATCGAGCAGAATGCCGTCCACCATCGGATCGCTGGCAGCCTGTTGCAGACGGGCGATAATGCCGTTGTAACCGGTCATTCCCGAATACGGCTGCAGCGCCCGCGTCCGGCTGACCAGCGTACCGGACACCGGCAGCACGGCGATGCCGTTCATGACCTGATAACTGCGGGCCTGTCGTGGTCCGTCATCATCACCGGATAACGCCAGCGCCGCGGGTGCCTCTCCGGCAGTCAGGCTGTCGCCGGACACCGCATCCGTCAGGCGACTGATCCCAAGCTGGCCTGCAAGCGCACAAAAGAAAACCCGCGCATAGGCGGGTTCAAGCATCAGCGGCTCATTAAAAGCCATGCTGGCAATATGCGGGAGATTACGCAGCTCTGCTGTCACTCTTCTCCTCCTCTGTTGATTGTCGCAGCCCGGATTCAAATGCCGCAGCCGCCCAGGCGGGCGGTTTAAGACCGGCTGCACGGCGCTCCATCGTTTCACGGACCTGCTGGGCAAAAATTTCCTGATAGTCGTCACCGCGTTTTGCGCACTCTTTCTCGTAGGTACTCAGTCCGGCTTCTATCAGCATCACCGCTTCCTGTACTTCTTTCAGACCATCGATGGCCATACGACCGGAGCCTATCCAGTCGCAGTTCCCCCAGGCACTTCGGGCTTCCTGAAAACTGAAGCGCGCTTTTGAAGGTAACGTCACCACGCGGCGAGCGATGGCCTCTTCCAGCCAGCACAGAAACATCTGGCTCGCCTGACGGGATGCGACGAATTTTCGCCGCCCCATAAAGTACGCCCACGACTCGTTCGCACTGGCCCGTGCCGTGGAGTAGCTCATCTGGGCGTAATTCCGGGAAAGCTGCTCATACGAGACACCCAGCCCGGCAGCGATATACCGCAACAGTGACTGCTCAAACACGGAGTAGCCGTTATCCGTGTCCTGAGCCGTCTGCAGGTTCAGTGAGTCCCCCGGCATCAGGTGCGGCACTTTTGCGCCTCCCAGACGGACCGGTGCTGCGGCGTAATACGCGGCAATTTCACCAATCCAGCCGGTCAGCCTTTCCCGCTGCTCCTGACTGTTCGCGCCCAGAATAAAATCCATCGCTGACTGCGTATCCAGCTCACTCTCAATGGTGGCGGCATACATCGCCTTCACAATGGCGCTCTGCAGCTGCGTGTTCTGCAGCGTGTCGAGCATCTTCATCTGCTCCATCACGCTGTAAAACACATTTGCACCGCGGGTCTGCCCGTCCTCCACGGGTTCAAAAACGTGAATGAACGAGGCGCGCCCGCCGGGTAACTCACGGGGTATCCATGTCCATTTCTGCGGCATCCAGCCAGGATAGCCGTCCTCGCTGACGTAATATCCCAGCGCCGCACCGCTGTCATTAATCTGCACACCGGCACGGCAGTTCCGGCTGTCGCCGGTATTGTTCGGGTTGCTGATGCGCTTCGGGCTTACCATCCGGAACTGTGTCCGGAAAAGCCGCGACGGACTGGTATCCCAGGTGGCCTGAACGAACAGTTCACCGTTAAAGGCGTGCATGGCCACACCTTCCCGAATCATCATGGTAAACGTGCGTTTTCGCTCAACGTCAATGCAGCAGCAGTCATCCTCGGCAAACTCTTTCCATGCCGATTCAACCTCGCGGGAAAAGGCACGGGCTTCTTCCTCCCCGATGCCCAGATAGCGCCAGCTTGGGCGATGACTGAGTCGGAAAAAAGACCCGACGATATGATCCTGATGCAACTGGATGGCGTTGGCGGCATAGCCGTTATTGCGTACCAGATCGTCTGCGCGGGCATTGCCTCGGGTAAAGTTGGGCAGCAGGGCTGCATCCACACTTTCACTCGATGGGTTCCACGCCCGCAACTGCCCACCAAATCCGCTGCCACCGCCGTGATAACCGGCATATTCACGCAGCGATGTCATGCCGTCCGGCCCCAGAAGGGTGGGAATGGTGGACATTTTCATACATAAAATCCTGCAGGTCCCCTGCGTCGCTGTGTCATGCCGGTCTGCACTTCCAGCTCAGCAATGTATTTTTTCAGGTCAGACACGGAAGTGGTCGTAAACTCCACTCGCCGTCCGTCTTTCTGTACCGTTGCCACCCGTTTTCCTGTCATCAGGTCATGCAGTGCCGCACGGGCAGCGGCAAGTTCTTCCTGTCGCGTCATTCATCCTCTCCGGATAAGGCACGGGCGTAATCTGCCAGTGTTTTCTTGTTGGTTGTTGCACTATCCTCTTCCTGCAGGCTCGCCAGCAGGGCACTGAGATCCAGCTGCCAGCGGGAAATACTGATGCGCAGCGCCGCCAGCGCATAAACGAAGCAGTCGAGCGCCTCATTGCGTCGCTTTTTGCTGTCCCACAGTATTTTTTTCCTGCCATCCACCCATTTTTCGACCTGCTCTTCAGCAGTCAGTTGCTGCGCTTCGGTAAGATCAAAAATATCCGGGTTATTCGGGAAGTGAACGGCACCGGGAAGCGGTTCATCCCCTTCCGGCGTCAGTGTGAAGCGGTTATAAATCTGCTCTTTCGCGGTATCCGTACCAATTTCGGTAAGGTAAACCCCGTTTTTGTTTCGCTTACGTGGCATGCTGGCCACCGGCTTTCCGTAGACGGATGCCCCTTTAATGGGGATCACCCGGAACAGCCCATGCTTTTTCGAGCGTTCATACACAATGGTCGGGTCAATCCCGCCAGTATCCCAGCAGATACGGGATATCGACATTTCTGCACCATTCCGGCGGGTATAGGTTTTATTGATGGCCTCATCCACACGCAGCAGCGTCTGTTCATCGTCGTGGCGGCCCATAATAATCTGCCGGTCAATCAGCCAGCTTTCCTCACCCGGCCCCCATCCCCATACGCGCATTTCGTAGCGGTCCAGCTGGGAGTCGATACCGGCGGTCAGGTAAGCCACACGGTCAGGAACGGGCGCTGAATAATACTCTTTCCGCTCTGCCATCACTTCAGCATCCGGACGTTCGCCGATTTTCGCTTCCCACGTCTCACCGAGCGTGGTGTTCACGAAGGTTTTACGTTTTCCCGTATCCCCTTTCGTCTTCATCCAGTCTTTGACAATCTGCACCCAGGTGGTGAACGGGCTGTACGCCGTCCAGATGTGAAAGGTCACGCTGTCCGGCGGCTCAATCTCTTCACCGGATGACGAAAACCAGAGAATGCCATCACGGGTCCAGATCCCGGTCTTTTCGCAGATATAACGGGCATCAGTGAAGTCCAGCTCCTGCTGGCGGATGACGCAGGCATTATGTTCGCAGAGATAAAACACGCTGGAGGGATCATCCGGCGTCCATTTGAGGCCAAACGGCGTCTCTTTATCGCCAAATTTAAGGTACTGCTCCTCCCCGCAGTGCGGGCAGGCAACATGAAAACGCATAAAATGCGGGGATTCACTGGCTGCACGCTCAATCTGGCAGGTGCCTCTCACTTTGGGCGTGGAGCCACGGATGGACTTTGGCCAGACAGAGCCTTCAATACGCTTATCGCCCAGGAACGTCGGAGAGCCTTCCTGTTCAATATCATCATCAAAAGCAGCAAGTTCATCATAACCCGCCACATCCACCGACTTTTCACGGTAGTTTTTTGCCGCTTTACCGCCCAGGCACCAGAAGCCACGCCCATTAGTGAAACGCTTCATGGTGAGCGTGTTATCCCGGTGCTTTTTGCCATACCACGGGGCCAGCGCCAGCAGCGACGGAATATCACGAATAGTCGGCTCAACGTGGGTTTTCATAAAGTTCTCGGCATCACCATCCGTCGGCAACCAGATAAGGGTGTTGCGCTGCTTATGCTCTATAAAGTAGGCATAAACACCCAGCAGCATTTTGGAATAACCGACACGGGCAGACTTCACCACATTCACCTCACGGATGTAGTCGCTGCCCATCGCATTCATGATGGCCCGCTGAAAGGGCAGTGTTTCCCAGCGCCCTTCCTGGTATGCGGATTCTTTCGGGAGATAGTAATTAGCATCCGCCCATTCAACGGCGGTCTGTGGCTCCGGCCTGAACAGTGAGCGAAGCCCGGCGCGGACAAAATGCCGCAGCCTGTTAACCTGACTGTTCGATATATTCACTCAGCAACCCCGGTATCAGTTCATCCAGCGCGGCTGCTTTGTTCATGGCTTTGATGATATCCCGTTTCAGGAAATCAACATGTCGGTTTTCCAGTTCCGGAAAACGCCGCTGCACCGACAGGGGGAGCCCGTCGAGAATACTGGCAATTTCACCTGCGATCCGCGACAACACGAAAGTACAGAATGCGGTTTCCACCACTTCAGCGGAGTCTCTGGCATTCTTCAGTTCCTGTGCGTCGGCCTGCGCACGCGTAAGTCGATGGCGTTCGTACTCAATAGTTCCTGGCTGGAGATCTGCCTCGCTGGCCTGCCGCAGTTCTTCAACCTCCCGGCGCAGCTTTTCGTTCTCAATTTCAGCATCCCTTTCGGCATACCATTTTATGACGGCGGCAGAGTCATAAAGCACCTCATTACCCTTGCCACCGCCTCGCAGAACGGGCATTCCCTGTTCCTGCCAGTTCTGAATGGTACGGATACTCGCACCGAAAATGTCAGCCAGCTGCTTTTTGTTGACTTCCATTGTTCATTCCACGGACAAAAACAGAGAAAGGAAACGACAGAGGCCAAAAAGCCCGTTTTCAGCACCTGTCGTTTCCTTTCTTTTCAGGGGGTATTTTAAATAAAAACATTAAGTTACGACGAAGAAGAACGGAAACACCTTAAACCGGAAAATTTTCATAAATAGCGAAAACCCGCGAGGTCGCCGCCCCGTAACCTGTCGGATCACCGGAAAGGACCCGCAAAATGATAATAATTATCATCTGCATGTCACAACGTGCATCTACGCCATCAAACCACGTCAAATAATCAATTATGACGCAGGTATCGTATTAATTGATCTGCATCAACTTAACGTAAAAACAACTTCAGACAATACAAATCAGCGACACTGAATACGGGACAACCTCATGTCAACGAAGAACAGAACCCGCAGAACAACAACCCGCAACATCCGCTTTCCTAACCAAATGATTGAACAAATTAACATCGCTCTTGAGCAAAAAGGGTCTGGGAATTTCTCAGCCTGGGTCATTGAAGCCTGCCGCCGGAGACTGTGCTCAGAAAAAAGAGTTTCGCCTGAAGCAAACAAAGAAAAGAGTGACATTACTGAATTGCTCAGAAAACAGGTCAGACCAGATTGAAGCAATTTAGATAATCGTGCAGACTACGCCCCATCATATCACATGGAAGGTACTACAATGGCTCAGGTTGCCATTTTTAAACAAATATTCGATAAAGTGCGAAATAATTTAAACTATCACTGGTTTTATTCTGAACTAAAACGTCACAATGTCTCACATTACATTTACTATTTAGCCACAGAGAATATTCATCTTGTTCTTGAAAACGATAATACGGTTTTAATAAAAGGACAGGGTAAGGTTGTAAATGTAAGATTTTCAAAAAATAAATGCCTTATAGAAGCCACCTTAAAAGGATTCAAATCAGGAGAGTTATCATTTTACGAATACAGGAAAAATCTTGCTACAGCAGGGGTTTTCAGATGGATTACAAATATCCACGAAAACAAAAGGTATTACTATACCTTTGATAATTCATTACTATTTACTGAGAACATTCAGAACACTACACAAATATTTCCGCACTAAATCATAACGTCCGGTTTCTTCCGCGCCAGAACCGGACTCGCTGGCATGATGAAATATGTGTACCCGGTAACCCCGGTGTGCATCGTTTTTGATTATTCCCGCACACTCACGCAGAAGGAATTCCCCGTCGGGCTACGGTCATGGTTAATGCGGGAATACGGCGACGATACAGCGCATGATGTGTCAGGCTTGAATACCTTTATCCGTTAAAAGGGATATCAGTTAAGTTATCCCGTGTAGGGTATAAGCCATTGTCGAGACCACTCATTGAATGGCCTCTGCAATAACCGATGTCTTTCCATCAGTCCGCCACCACAAAGAATCTTTTTTGCCTTAAGGCAGGAGCTTCATCTTTCAGTGGCTGCCAGTGTTATTTCCCCACTTACTGGCTTGGGTTGTTTCGTGGTACTGCCGTTAACTGGTGGCCCAGAATAAATTCCGGTTTCATTATCAAGCCCACCCGTAAATGGGCTTTGTAATGAAGAGTTGTTATGAAAATTGCTCTAAACAAGCATTAATAGCCATCAGAAGTAATCGCTACAGATTTCAATCCCTCAATGTCATCCTTGGACAGGGCGAACCATTCACCGTGCTTTCTCTTTGCGGCAAATTTGCGATGAAGCATGTTTTCAGTTTCTCTTCCACCAGGGATCAGGCACTCAAGCTTCAAGCAGTCTGGTCCAGAGTTGCCAAGCGATTTGATGCGTTGTGGAATGTTGGATGAATACCCAATTTTGGTTAGCCCAGTTTTCTTCGATGACAAAACGTATACCTGAGGAGGTTCTTTTCTCTGGTCTTCCATTACACGTCTCATTGTTGCCATAAGTCCGCCGTGCATCAGCATTTCAACAAAGAACGCTGACCGAACACCTGACGACTTAAGCATGCCAGAAAATTCACTTGCCAATTCCATTAACTCTGCGATGTTTTCAGGAACTTTTTGGCAGTTATCTTCCTTGTATAAGGAAATCATTCTTTGAAGCTTTTCTTCTAATTGGTTCATAGCGTCTTTACCTTTTAGAAAGTGAGCCTGTCTCACAGAAAAGCCGCCCCGAGATGGTCGCCACCATATACGGCAGTTCTCAGGCTCAACTTTCTGAAAGGCTCGGGTGATGTAATATGCGCGTGAGATGCGCTGTGAAATTCAGATGTAAAAAAAGCCCCGCATCGCGAGGCTCATTAAATGGACTTTGTGATTTGCAAAAAAATTATTTCAGGCATTGCGTCCTGATGTATTCCTGCAGGTAGTTAACCTGCGCGGTTATCTTGTCGATTCCACTTCGGAGACGGTAATAATTGAGTTCAGCATCTGCTGTAAGTCCTGGGCTTTCTCCATCGCCCATGCCGCTGGCTCCGGTCGTTGACTTTGCACAGGTGGCGGCGACTTGCAGGCGCTTACGCCCAGCAGAAACATCAGCACGGAGACTTTCGATAGTCGCGTTAGCATCAGCAAGCTCCTTTGTGTATCTTGCGTCGAGTTCTGCTACATCACGTTGACGCTTCCGCATGTCAGCGATGGTGGCGTTCGCCTTCTCCAGTTCACTGGCCTTGTTATCGCGCTGCTCTTTGTAGGCGATTGCGTTATCACGGTAATGATTAACAGCCCATGACAGGCAGACGATGATGCAGATAACCAGAGCGGAGATAATCGCGGTTACTCTGCTCATTGTTTCCCCCACAAACAGATTTCACGCTCAATCTCACGACGAGTCATGAGACCTTTCCATTGCTTACCGCCAGCATATGTCCAGCGACGTAGCTGATCACATGCGCCTTTGATATCGCCCTGGTTTATTTTGCGAAGAAGCGTCGATGTTCTGAAATTGCCAGCACCCACGTTGTAAACGAATGAGTAAAGAGCGCCGCGCGTTGTTTCCGGTATATCGACTTCGATGTACGGGTTAATTTGTCTGGCGACAGTGGCAAGGTCTTTATTCAAGAGTGCTTTGCATTCTGCTTTGGTATACGTTTTACCGAGCATGATGTCTTTTCCTGTATGCCCGTGACATACAGTCCATACACCAACAATATCTTTGTATGGTATGTAGCTGACACCTTCCAGACCATCGTTACCACTTGGGCCAGTGATTAACACTGATGCTATAGCAATTGCTCCGCCACCAATAGCAGCAGCAACGGCTTTTCGTAATGATGGAGGCATTATTCACCTCTCGCAGCCTTGCGCTTATCTTCTTTAATCTTGAAATAAAGGTTTGTCAGGTACGTCAGCAGGCCAAATACCAGGCTACCCAGCACACCTATTGCTGCCCACTGTGAGGGCGTGACTTTATCGAGCAGCTGTAAAAACCAGTACCCGGCACTACCTGCTGAGGTGCCATAGGCGACACCCGTTGTTAACTTATCCATGGATTTCATAACCCCACCTCGCAGACAAAGCGGGTGTAAATTGAGGGAATACTACGAAACGTAACAGACTCGGAGTCAGTGAATAACTCAGGTATTGGGTTATCAGCTAATATCGAGACTCAAAAAATGGAAAAACCCGCTCGACGGCGGGTTTAAGCTGTGTGACGAAGTAACCACTCTTAACAGCATAACCAATTTTTTACGTACGTAAACCACTAAATGATATTTGCGAGAATGCTACCGAGTATTGAAAACACCACTACAAATACATAAGCAAATCTCAACAAATAACCAACAAATAATTTCCAGTGTTATTTTTAGCCGGTTTAAATTGAACCTTCAAATTATAGAGCACTTATAAATAACAGCCGTTAATATAAATTGGCTAATAGATTTATTTTTATTCAGCCAAGAGCCATGAATAGGATTCGATAGAAAAAAGTTCAGATAAAAATAGAGATCTACTTCACAAATCAAACGAGAAACCAAAACTTACATCTTGAAATAATCACATTGATTAGATGAATATTTATCGCGCAGTGACATCATTTTTTAATAATAGTTCAAAAAAAGGGCTCACGATGAAAAAATTAACAGTGGCAATTTCTGCTGTAGCTGCATCAGTACTGATGGCGATGTCTGCTCAGGCAGCTGAAATTTATAATAAAGACAGTAACAAGCTGGATCTGTACGGGAAAGTTAATGCTAAGCACTACTTCTCCTCTAATGATGCAGATGATGGTGATACTACTTATGCCCGTCTTGGCTTCAAAGGTGAAACCCAAATCAACGATCAACTGACTGGTTTCGGTCAGTGGGAATATGAATTCAAAGGCAACCGCGCTGAATCTCAAGGTTCCTCCAAAGATAAAACCCGTCTTGCCTTCGCTGGCCTGAAATTCGGTGACTACGGCTCCATCGATTACGGCCGTAACTACGGTGTAGCATACGACATCGGTGCGTGGACTGACGTCCTGCCAGAATTCGGTGGTGACACTTGGACTCAAACCGACGTGTTCATGACTCAACGTGCAACTGGTGTTGCAACCTATCGTAACAACGACTTCTTTGGTCTGGTTGATGGTCTGAACTTTGCTGCTCAGTACCAAGGCAAAAACGATCGTAGCGATTTCGATAACTACACTGAAGGTAACGGTGATGGCTTCGGTTTCTCTGCTACCTATGAATACGAAGGATTCGGTATCGGTGCAACTTATGCGAAATCTGATCGTACCGACACTCAAGTTAATGCAGGGAAAGTTCTTCCTGAAGTATTTGCTTCCGGTAAAAATGCAGAAGTTTGGGCCGCAGGTCTGAAATATGACGCTAACAACATTTACCTGGCCACTACCTATTCTGAAACCCAGAATATGACTGTATTTGCTGATCACTTCGTTGCTAATAAAGCCCAAAACTTCGAAGCTGTTGCACAATATCAGTTCGATTTCGGTCTGCGTCCGTCCGTTGCTTACCTGCAATCTAAAGGTAAGGATCTTGGAGTATGGGGCGATCAGGACTTAGTCAAATATGTTGATGTAGGTGCAACCTATTACTTCAACAAAAATATGTCTACTTTCGTTGATTACAAAATCAACCTGCTTGACAAAAATGACTTCACTAAAGCACTCGGTGTAAGCACTGATGACATCGTTGCTGTAGGTCTGGTTTACCAGTTCTAATCTGATTACGAAAAAGATATGTTGCGGGAGGCGTTGCCTCCCCAACATATAAGTGGCTCCCTCAAGCCACTTCCTTTAGAAGCACAACCTTGCTTCTAACTATATAAACCTTCTGTTATATATTACCCTTTATTTTTGGGGGCGTCTCAACGCCCCATTTTTAATAATTTTTAGTAAACAATTGGCATATTAATTAGAGTTATTAACAACGATATCCATCTCTAACCGGATATCTAATGCCATTAACATCCCTTCAATTATGCCCTCAGCCTTTTGTAACCTTTTCCCGATATAACCATCAGAGCAGCAATGCTTACCTGCCAGTGACATGAATGTCATACCGACTACATAATAATCTACTAATAAATCGTGCAAATCGCTGTTGTTCTTTTTCAGACGGGCCATGCACCCGCAAATGATCATCGCGTCATCGTCACAACATTGCGGGCGAGATTTTACTTTTGAAGGAATTAATCCCTTAAAACCGGCGGCAATGGACGACCAGGTCACATCTTCATGATTATTAGCCGCCCACGCTCCCCAACGCTCAAGAACCATCTGAATATCACGCATCAACTTACTCCACAAAAATCAGACCAGAACGCCAATTACAAGCAAAAATCAACAAAACAGTATTAGTTGATTGTTATCTCTGACTTCATACTCCTGCTCCTGTCAGGGTTTTGGCGTAATTCTTCAGTATTCGGTAATCGGTCAAAACAGAACCGGGGAAACGATATAAGCGCAGATGCCCCCAGCGGTGGCGAAGAAGTTCTGCCATATAAAACTCAAACATCATTCATTCCCCATTTCGGTGATGGTCAGTTCCAGCCTCCCACCTTTGGTAACAGGCATCTTCACAACGCGGTAATCAACGACCTGAGCATCATCCAGCCAGAAACCTGCTTTAGTGAGTGCGTCAAAAGCGGCTTTTTGCAGATTATCCAGGTCACGGCGACGGCGATCCGGCATGTGGCACTCAATGCGGATTTTCACAGGCATAGCCAGGCCGATATCCAGCATTGCGTTTTTAATGATTCGGGCGACGTTATCGCGGTATGCCTGCCCCTCTGCGCTGACGTGCGTGCGCCCGCGATTATGGCGGTAATAGCGATTATTGCTCGGAGGCCAGGGTAATGTGATGCTGTAGGTATTCACGCCTTAATAACCCCCTCTTTCAGCCAGATAACCTGTGTTCTCGCCATACCTTCCAGCGCGCATTCTTTTGCATATCCAGCGTCAACAAAATGCGTGCGGCGGTCGATTTCGTCGTGGCAGGCAGAACATGCAATGGTGGCAATCAGGTCTGGCAGTTTCGTACCGGTGCCGCACAATCCAGTCAGCCGGATATGTGCCAGTACAGACGTTTCAGGGTTGCCATTACATACGCCAGGGATTCTTACCTGGCATTCCCGACCACGCGCTGCTTTTCTCAAATCAGCCATGACTCCTCCTTGCTGCCAGTCGCAACCATTTTTTATCAACCAAGCTGGCGGTATATCCGAGCAGTGTTGGTATTTCGGATGGCTTCAGCTCAGGTTTACGCTTACGACGATTTGGTACTCTGTAGATGTGTCCGTTCATGACACGAATAAGCGGTGTAGCCATTACGCCTCCTGCTTGTCGCGCAGCAGCTGGAACTCGCAGCTCTGTGGAATAGTCAGGTGGCAACCAATATTCATCGCCCAGGCTTCAACCTTACACAGGAAGACATACATCTCTCCGGTATCAAGATCGGAGGTATGGCGTAACGACTGGATAGTGGTGATATCACCGGTTAGGACATCAACCAGGTCTTTGGTTTCATAACCGAGATATGTGTGTTTGAGAGCATCTTTTACCCAAGCTGGAGTGGCGAACGTTTTACCCCTGCTGATGAGGTATTCACTGATTTCGCTGTACCACATGTGGCTGAGTGCATTCTGGGAAAGACTGCGTTTCTCACGCCACGGTTTAAGCACCATGCGAAAGCATTTGCCCTCCTCCAGATAAGGCTGGATCTGCCGACCGATAGCGGTGAAGTTGCCGCGATGTAATTTGATGCCGTCTTGTGAGAGGTTCACGCTTCCCCTCCGCAGAGGTCAAACGCTAGATGCAAAGAATTGCAGGTGCATTTCTGCATCTGTGAAGGGAGAAGAGAGTTTGGATTGTATGTGCGCATAAACGTCCCCGTTTAGCGCAGAAGTCACCGGAGTTGTTCAGGCTCCGGTGACATAATTATGCCGTGTTGATTTCCCAAAATCAAAATCGATAGAATTGCTCCTTCTTAAAACACTTTTACTCTCTGGAAGCTTTTCTTATCTCTCTTGGTGTTATATTAAAACGATTATGAAATCTTTCAGTAAAACGAGAAGGACACTTATAACCATTTTCTCTGGCAATCTCGCTTATAGGTTTTACCGTCGTTTGTATAGCAGACAACGCATTATTTAACCTCACATCGTCCAGTATACTTTGGAAACTTACCCCCTCGCTTGCTAGACGGCGATGTAATGTAGAAACAGAAATGTAGAGATATCGAGCAACCTTGTTTGCTGTCCATTTTGTGCCGGGTTCGGATAGCAGCAGGTTATAACAACGACTTATCAATGATTGTTTACTATATGATAAAAGTAAATGATTAACATGATTCACTCCTAACGAAAGTAGAACGCCCATTGCTAAGTGCTCCTGAATTTTAGTTGAGAAGCCTCGGGAAACAGATGTTTTTAGTTGCTCCCAACAATATATTAACTCAGGATTCTGAGGTAAAAAGAAACTTGTTTTGTTACGTATTTGATCAGTTACCGTATAAAGTTTTTGGAAACTCTCAATTAAATCAATGGGTAAGTAAAGCATTTCTGCAAGATAAAGCCCTGCTTCAGGATAATTCTCAATATAAAATTCATAACCACAAGGAAATAATATTATTTGATTATTATCAACAGTTAAAGTATGCGTCTCCCAATTGATAACTTTCTTTCCCTGACGGATACGACACAAAGCTGGCATAAGAGGCTTAACCCTATGAATCTCATGATGTTTATGCATCCGTATTTCTTCGATCTTTAAGTTAGTCTTACCTCTTGCCAGCATACTCTCACCCTACTTTATCTCATAAACTGGTGTTATCTCAGCGGTTGCGATTTTATTAGCATTAAGCATATAACCAACTAACGCTCCGCTGGAGTTAGAATCTACAGGAATCTTTTCAGTTTTTAGAGCCCATACTTTAAACTGGTAATGATGTGGTTTATCTCCTTTAGGAGGACATGCGCCACCAAACCCAGCATAGCCAAAATCATTTCGGCCTTGAACAGCACCAGTCGGCAGTTTTGTTCCATCACGTCTCCCTGCATCAACGGGCAAATATGTTACTGTTGCTGGAATATTAACAACAGTCCAATGCCACCAACCACTGCCTGTAGGTGCATCTGGATCATATACAGTTACGGCAAAGCTTTTGGTACCTTCAGGAACACCAGACCAGGTTAATGAGGGCGATGTATTACCACCTTCACACCCAAATCCAGAAAAGACATGAGACGTTGTAAGTTGCTCTCCTGTTTTTATTTCATTACTAGTGACCTGAAATGCTGCAGCCTGCGCAGAAAATGTTATGAATGCCAATACAGTTGAAACGATAAGTGTTTTCATAAAAACCTCTTTGTTATGACCTATCGTTATTTTATTTGATATTCCTTTATCTCATTATGCATAAAGGCGCAATGTTCATGCAAAAGCAATCACAATTGTACCCCCAACCCAATTATTTGCCACAATATACACAAAGCACATTGATACTATCTAAAAACTCTGCTTTATTATTAGTAATACCTACGAAAGTCGGTGTTATTTTTTAACCTACCATTCAAAATACGTGACATACACCATTTTGCTCATAATAATTTGTCACGTATTTTCAGTATTTGAATCTGCGACCAAGAGTTCTCACCTAAGGAAGGTGCGAATAAGCAGGTCATTTCTTCCCAAGCTGACTCGTTGATTAAAATTTCGCGGATCTGGGCCGATTTTTTTCCCGCAAACACATCGAATCAGCCTATTTAGGCTATTTTTTCCACCATTTCTGGCGTTATTTCCGGTTTTTACTGAGATCTCTCCCACTGACGTATCATTTGGTCGGTAATGACTCCAACTTATTGATAGTGTTTTATGTTCAGATAATGCCCGATGACTTTGTCATGCAGCTCCACCGATTTTGAGAACGACAGCGACTTCCGTCCCAGCCGTGCCAGGTGCTGCCTCAGATTCAGGTTATGCCGCTCAATTCGCTGCGTATATCGCTTGCTGATTACGTGCAGCTTTCCCTTCAGGCGGGATTCATACAGCGGCCAGCCATCCGTCATCCATATCACCACGTCAAAGGGTGACAGCAGCCTCATAAGACGCCCCAGCGTCGCCATAGTGCGTTCACCGAATACGTGCGCAACAACCGTCTTCCGGAGCCTGTCATACGCGTAAAACAGCCAGCGCTGGCGCGATTTAGCCCCGACATAGCCCCACTGTTCGTCCATTTCCGCGCAGACGATGACGTCACTGCCCGGCTGTATGCGCGAGGTTACCGACTGCGGCCT